AAACCTAAAAAGGTAAAGTATGAGCAAAAAGAGAAAAAAGTTCAAAGAAACAAAACTAGGTCAGTTTCTACTGGGGAAATCAGGGGTGTTTCAGACACTAGCAGAAACGATTCCTGACAAAGGAGTACTCGGTGTTATAAAGAACTTAATTGTTAATGATGAGGCTTTACCTCAACAAGACAAAGATATTGCGTTAGAAATGCTTAAAATGGAAGCAGCAGAGTTAGACGCTGTTACTAGAAGGTGGGAAGCTGACGCTTTATCAGATTCTTGGCTTAGTAAAAATGTAAGACCGTTGTCATTAGTATTTTTAACACTAGTATATGCAACTGGATTTTTCTTAAAATACGATCTTAATATAATTAATCAATTAATGCTCTTAGTATATGGAGCATATTTTGGATCTAGGGGTTTAGAAAAAATAAGAAAACTTTAGTATTATATTGTAATTTTATTATATTGTATATATAACTATATTGTACTAATACTATATTGTATAGTTATTTATAATGTATTATGCGTAGAAAACTGATCAATAAACTAGACAGAGTATTTAGTAAATATATACGCAAAAAAAACGCAGATCATAAAGGTTATTGTACTTGCATAACTTGTGGGAAGAAACATTTATGGGATAGTGGTAAAATACACGCAGGGCATTTTGTTAGCAGACGATATATTATAACTAGATACGATGAAAAAAACGTATATCCTCAATGTGCTTACTGTAATAATTGGCTTCAGGGTAATCAATATACATTTGGTAAACGTATAGATGACATACACGGTGAGGGAACTGCAGACGAATTAATGCGACGATCTAAACAAGATATAAAAGTCGATAATCACGAATTAAACGAAATATTTTTGTCAGTATCTAAGAATTTATTAACTTTATAGATATAAAAACGTACAAAAATGAGTTTGAATATCATAAATAACACAAAAGCCGTTGCTGATAGTTACGTTAACGATCAGTTAAAATGGCGTAGAGAACGTATAGAGTACTTATCTGAACTTATTAAATTAAAGAATGAGAAAATAGATAACTTAGAAACTTTATACAGTAACGAATGTAAATTCGTAGAAATAATGCGTGATTGCATTACAGAAATCATATCAACATTTGAGGTTGAAGAACAAGAGGCTTCTAAGCAGTTAATGGAAACCATTAATCAGCACATAGAGAATAATAACAAATTTTTAAATAGAAAGAAATGAGTTTAGCACACGAAGAAGCAAGAACTGCCACTATAGATCACGTGGAAGAAGGTAAAGTATGGTCAGGAAAAGACGGTACAGAAATGAAGGAACATAGAGTTTCTTTAAAAAATGGTGATATTCCAGTATTTAATTATCCTGCGAATAAAGTTTACCCATTTGCAAAAGGCGATACAGTTTCGTACCTTTTGACCGAAAGAGTTAATCCAGTAACAAAAAAGATAATTCAAAACGGTAAACAAATGAAAAAGGTAGAAGATCAACCAACACAAACAAGTACTACAGAAAATAGTACTTTAACACAGCAACAAAGCATAGCGTTGTCTGTGGCTAGTAAATTAGGATTTGAAACAGTAACTTCTGACGCTTGGCAGAAAACACTCAAGTTAAAAGATGAAAACAGAGCACAAGCACAGAGTGAATTACTTAGTTCTATTGGACAAGTAACAATAGCTTATTACAATTTACTAACGACTAAACCTAAGAATAATGGCACAGAATAGTGATACAATATTTATTAACGGTTTATATACATATACAAATGACAAATCGTATATAGTATCTAAGAATAGTTTAAACGTAGAAAAGTTTAATGAACTATTAAGTGATCCTAAAGTGCAACAGCATATTAAGGAAAACGAAGGTTATTTGAAATTTGTTACAATGCTTAGTAAAGCAGGGAAACCTTATAGCAAATTAGAGAATAACAACTACAAAGAAGTAACCAGTAAGGAACATAGTCCTGATCGCAACAACGAAGACGATGACGGACTACCGTTCTAATACAGTTTCATTAAGATCTCAAGTCAGTAGGTTAAATGATATTCGTAACGGTAAAATTAAGGAAGGCTTACGACTTGGGATTGATGAAATAGACGAATACTGGAGATTTAAATTCAATAGTTTTAATGTAGTACTTGGACACGCTAGTACTGGTAAAACAACTACACTACTTTATTTACTCTTGCTTTATGCACGAAAGTATGATCTAAAATTTTTGATCTATAGTGCAGAAAATGAAGCGACTAGTATATCAAAGAAAATGTGCGAATTTTTAGTAGGTTTACCTTTCAATAAGATTGAAGATAAGGTATGGAAGGAAAAAATAAAGTGGGTACACGAACACTTTAGATATATAGATATTGACGAAGTTTTTACATCTAGTGAATTACTTGCAAAAGCAGAATATATAAAGAAGGAATTTGACTTTCACGGATTTGTAATAGATCCATACAATTCATTGATACGAGATAAAGAATTAATGAGATCTTATGGAGCACACGAATACGATTACGCTATTATGAGCGATATGAGATTGTTTACAAGACGTAATAAGTGTAGTATCTATTTAGTAACACACGCAGTAACAGAAGCATTAAGACATAAACACCCTAACGGACATAAATTTGAAGGATATATACAACCTCCTAGTGCAGGATCTGCAGAAGGTGGTGGAAAATTTCTGAATAAAAGTGACAATTTTTTAATATTGCATAGGTATACAAATCACCCTGAATTTTGGACTAATACTTTTATAGCTATTATAAAAATAAAAGAGATAGATAGTGGTGGTAGACCAACACCGTTAGATAATCCTATACAGTTAAAATCATTGGCAAATAATGTTGGGTTTAGTTTAAACGGAAAAAATTTGTTACATTTAGTAAAGAAGCGTGATACTAAAAATAGCATATAGGAAGCATAAAGATTGGTTGAGGATCTGCAAATCATTTGGTTGCAGCGAAGATGATTGCAAAGATATAGTGTCAGAAATGTACCTGAAAATTGACGAATTAACTAAAAAAGGTAGAGATTTATACTATGGTGATAATGATATAAATTATTACTACGTATATAAAATGATATTTCACGCTTGTTTGAGATTGAAGCAAATGAATAAAAAACGTAAAGATATAATTGTTACAACTGACGCAGATAATTTTACATTAGGTGCAGCACTTGCAAAATATGGTATAAGTTCTAATATGGCAGACGAAGTAATATTTAAACAACTAAACGACTTTACTAATACATACGAGCAAAAATTAGTATGGTATGATATAGCTGTATTTGAATTAATATCTGACGGTAAAAAAATATCTGAACTAAGCAGAGAAACAAATATTAGTTATGTATCGTTACGTAATACATATTTGAAAGTAAAAGAATTTATAAAAGATGAGTACGAAAAATACGATTGGTCTAGGGGATCTAGCAGAAAAAGTAATTAATTTTGTAACTTTTGGTTACGGTAAGAAAATAGCTACAGCAATAGCAAAGTTTTTTGGATATGACGATTGCGGCTGTGACAAACGAAAAAATGACTGGAATAAAATACAAATAAAGCGATGATCAAAATGGATAAGGTAGATCACGACAAGTGGACTACATTTAAAGGCGTAAAAAATAACACAATAGCAAAACACGAATTAAGTTTAATAGAAGTATTACACGCTAAATATTTCGATCACCCACGAGAGAGTTTGTGTACTTGTAGAGGTGAGCATATTATAGGTAGAATACAAGAGTGTGTGGACGAGCTAAATGTTATTTACGAAAATGGGCATAAATGAGGTACACAAGTGGGAGCAAACAGTAGTCAATATATTAAATCTAGATAATTGGGATTTAGAATGGTGTGGTGGTGAGTTTGAACATTATGACGCTAAAGGTTTAACGAGAAAAAAAAATAAGTGTGTTATTGAAATGAAATTTAGGCATACATATTATGAAACTAAAATGTTAGAAAAGTTTAAATATGAAAAATTAATGCAATTAGATGAAGATGTACATAAACTGTATTTAGTTTTTGATCCAAAAGGAATGTATATATTTTGGTTAAATAAATTACAGCTACCAAAGATTGACAAAATGAATTGTCCTGATACTACATTATGGACTAAACAGAAAACTGAGAAATTAGTATATTTATTAGAGGAATCACAAGCAAGTTATATAAACAATGAGTCAGGATTTAATAAATGCATATAAAAAGTTAGACGCAATTAAAGAGTTTGAGTGCGATCATAACATACAGATTGTCTTAGAACAATTACATAAATGGAAAGGTAAAGCAAAAGATAACAAAGAATTAAAAAAAGTTATTGAAGCTTTTTTAGATATACAATGGCATATTATAGAATTAAAAAGAGATAGAGATCTAGGATTAAAAGCAATTATGCAATACAAATTGCAAAGGGACAAAGCTATGGACGAGAGAAACGTAGCAAAAAGACAATTAAAGAAATATGAAGATAAAAATTTTAACTGAAGTTATAGGCAGACCACCGTCAGAAGAAGTACAAGACAAGCTTTTAGATACAATAAATGCTATATGGTTAGATTATGACACAGTTCCTGAATTGCATAGTGAGGTTGAAGTAGATTTATATAGTTTTATTTTTAGATTAACAATGGAGCGTAAGTCGTACAAATTTGATGGACAAGATATGACTATTGTATTAGGTTATAGATTAACTGAAGAAATAATATGAATAAACACGAAGAGAGAAAACAAATGCCAGTTTATACTGGTGTATTAAAATACTTTCCTTTAGCATTATTAGAAATAAGTAAAGTAAGTTTAGCAGGAAACAAACAACATCACCCTGACAAACCGTTACATTGGGATAAGAGTAAAAGTAAAGATCATTTAAACGCTGCAGTTAGGCATATAATTGATCATAGTACTAACCCTTATGATGATGACGGTATGTTACATTTAGCTAAAGCTGCGTGGAGGATCCTAGCTGCTTTGCAAGAGTACTTAACTAAATAATGGATCCTATAATACTAGATATAATTATGAACACACAAATACAATTATTAGACGGTAAATTTTATAACAGAAAAGAATTGTTATCTAAAATGTTAGATGATGATTTTTATTATGACTTTATGCACAAATTTGCATTTAGTAGTAGTAGTATAAAACTGTTATTAGATTCGCCAAAGACATATTACAATGTAATGAAGTACGGATCACCTGAAACACAAGCACTACGTGACGGTTACTTAATGCATTTATTATTATTGACACCTGAATATTTCGAGAAACAAATATTTGTAGACGTACAAAGTAAGAATACAAAGAAGTTTAAATTAGCAAAAGAAGAACACGGTGTAGTATATACAATGAAAGAAAAGAATGACGCTGAAAGATTAGTAGAGCAGTTCTATAGAAATGAACCAGCTATGCAAATGATTAAAGGTTGTCAAAACGAATATCCCGGAGTTGGATTAGTTCAGGGTAAACCTTTTCGTGCTAAAGCAGATGTTTTATGCGATGACTATGTATGTGATATAAAAACTACATCTAACCTTAAAAACTTTGAGATTAGTGCGTACAATTTTCATTATGACGTACAAGCATACGTATATACAGAAATATTTGATCGACCTGACTTTAGGTTTGTAGTAATAGACAAAGGATCTAAAGATATAGGTATTAGCAATCCAGTAAGTAAAGAGTTTATACAAAGTGGTAGAGATAAAGTAGCTTATGCATTAGATTTATACGAGAAACACTTTGAAACTGAAGAACTAGAATTAGATGATTATTACATTGAAATTAATTTATAAAATTATTAACTTTATAGAATGTTTACACACACAATAACAAGAGAAGTTAAGAAGATCACAGGTATTAACTTTTTCAAAAAGACAAGAGATATAGAATATGTAGAAGCAAGATCATTCTTTGTGCATATTCTTAAAAAATATTATAATCTACGTAATAAAGATATTATTGTAATATTTAATGAAATGGGTTTTGCTATGGATAGTGCAACATTATGCCATAGTATAAAAATGTTTGAGGTTTATCAGCATAAAAACGATAGAATGAAACAGTGGTTTAGTTTACTGCTATGTAAACCTGATTTTAAAAACAGAGCAAACATAAAAGCATACATAAGATTAAAGCTAAATTACCTACCTGATGACGCACTAGTAAGAATGGCAGCACAGATAGAAACTATGATAAAAGAAAATCAATACGAAGATCAAATTTTTGAATGGTAATAAAAAAAAGTTAATAAAGTGTTATATATAAATGCAGTCAATGAAAAAACAAGTATCAATTCGTAAAGTATTAGAAAATCCTGATAACCCTAGATTCATAAAGGACTATAAGTTTAAGAAGCTAGTAAATAGTTTAAAAGAGTTCCCTGAAATGTTAGGTAAAAGACCAATAGTCGTAGATGAAGATTATATGGTGTTAGGTGGTAATATGCGTTTGAAAGCGTGTAGAGAAGCAGGATTAGATAAAGTATGGGTTGACGTTGCTGTAGGTTGGACTGATGAACAAAAAAAAGAGTTTATAGTTAAAGATAATCTTAGTTATGGTGAGTGGGATTGGGAAGTGTTGGCAAACGAGTATGATGTATTAAAGCTAGATCAGTACGGTTTAGATCTCAATCCTACAATCTTCCAACAAGAAGAAGATACTGAAACTATAAAAGGTGCGACAGATGAAAAGTTTAATGATTACACTATATATTTTAGGAACGAAGAAGAACTAGAAATTTGGTATGCTTTTTTAAAGAGAATAAAAAACAAATTTAGCGAACAAGAAAATGTATCTGAAAGAGTATTGAAATATATAGCTGAAGTTTATGAAGATAATGGTATGTTATCTGACAGTCAATTAATACTGAAGTTTATACAATACGATACAGATGGCGACACTTAAGGATCTAATATGGGAAGATCGTAATGTTTATGAAGCTTCATTAGATAGAATAGATAAAATATACAATTCACACGATGAAGTTTGGGTAAGCTTTTCAGGTGGTAAAGATAGTTTAGTAATGCTAAAACTTGTTGAAGAATACTTTGACAAGAATAATTATACTGATAAAATAAATGTAGTGTTTAGAGATGAAGAAACAATAAACACAATGGTACGTGAATTTGTACTAACATTTGTTGACAATCCTAAATACAATTTTAGATACTATGCAACACAGTTAAAAAGTGAGATATACATATTAGGTGAAAAGCGTGACTATATACAATGGGACGAGAATCGTAAATGGATCGTTGACAAACCTGAATGTGCAATTACAGTAGACGGAGTACACGATCAATGGTCGTTTGACAAATTACTATTCGACAAGAAAAATAGGCGTGTGTGCAGTTTAGTAGGTATTAGAGCACAAGAGAGTTTGATGAGATTTAGTGGTATAACACAAAGTGCTGTATCATATTTGACTAAGAATCCTGAACTAAAGAATGCAACACTAGGTAAACCGATATATGACTGGACAGAAAAAGATGTATTTAAATATTTTTATGATAATAAAATAGATTATTGCACGGTTTATGATAGTCAAGTATTTAATAAAGATAGTTTAAGAGTAGCTACAGTATTACACGCTGAAGCTGCTAAAAATTTACACAAAGTAAAAACGCTAGATCCTATATTATATAATCAAATAATGGACGTATTCCCTGAAGTAGAAGTACAAGCTAGATATTACAAAGACGCAGTAAAAGGTAAAAACGAAAAGATAGCGTGGTTTTATAAAGACAAGTGTGGTGGTGATTATTGGGCAGCAATATCATTATACATAAAAGAAAACATAACAGACAAACATCAATACAATAATGCTATGCAAAGATTAATGACAGTAAGACAAACAAGACGTAATAACATAGCTAAGAATAGTACAAATATATTTGGTGGTTATCCTGCTTTATATGTATTTAAAAAAATATTAGGTGGTGCATATAAAAGAAACATAATGCCAACTGGTAAACAGAACGATATTTATTTTGAGTATGAAGATTTATCGACAAGAGCATAGTGAGGTATATAATAAGTTTAGTAAGCTACTTAGACAAGAAACAGTAGCAATAAAAAAATATGATAATATTACTAGTTACTTTGTTGCTGAAATTGATGAAGAAATGGTTGGCGTTGTAGGTTGGCAGCAAATGAAAAATGGACACTTTAGATTAAAAACAGATTACGTACTTGCAGAATATAGAGGAAAAAAGATCTATAGTAATTTGTGGGATAAGCGTATAAATGTTATATTATCTTATGGTGCAACAAAGCTGTCAGCATATTGTACTAATATGAGTTTGCCAAAATATCTAAAAGAAGGATTTAGAATTATGGGCGTAAATAATAGAGGTGTGAAATACGTAGTAAAAAAGATATGAGAAATTATAAAGGTTGGTCAGGTGACTTTCGTAAAGAATCTTTAAAGCTAACAAATAGAGCAAAGAAAATGGGTTGGATAGCTAACCCTACTTGTTGCAATAGGTGTGGTCAAACAAAAGGCATATTACATTTACACAATGAGGATTATGACGTTACGTACTATACACTAAGAAAAGTGTTTGATCGCTTTCCAGTAACAATTACAGAAGAAGAAAAAGAAAAGGTTAATTCTGTATTAGAACAAATATGTTGGCGGTGTCATATGCTTCATCATAGCGTAAGACGTAACAAAGAAGCTGTAGAAAAATACTTTGATGAAGTAAAGAACGGTAAACAATGGCCACCAGTATATAGACACGACTTTACAATACTAAAACGAGATCATAATGTTTAAAGAAGATCCTATTTCAAACGTAGAATGGGTAGACGTTAATAGTTTACAAGCAAATGACTATAACCCTAATGTAGTGCTTAACAAAGAACTAAAGCTGTTAGAATTATCTGTATTGACTAACGGTTGGATTCAGCCGATACTAGTAAACAGAGATATGACAATTATAGACGGTTTCCATAGAAGTTACTTAGCAAAAACAAGTAAAGCACTACAAGACAAATACGATAATAAAGTTCCTTGCGTAATTATGGATCTAACAGAAGCAGAACGAATGCTATTGACTATACGTATTAATAGAGCAAAAGGGAATCACGTTGCAATAAAAATGCACGACATAATAAAAACACTCATAGACAAACACGAAGTAACAACAGAATATATTATCAAATCTATAGGTGCTACTAAAGATGAAGTAGATCTATTGTATAAAGACGGTGTGTTTGACGCACTTAATATAAAAGAACATAAATATAGTAGAGCGTGGAAAAGTCCGAGAACAAAGTAAAAAAAACGACAAATACAACACATAAAAAAGAAGCGTTTTTAAAAGCGTTAGAAAAAAGTTTAGGTATTATGTCACAAGCTGCAAAAAAGATTGGTGTAGATAGAACTACGCCTTACAGATGGATCAAAGAAGATGAAGAATTTGAAATAAAAGTACAAGAAGTACAAAATGTAGTAGGTGACTTTGCAGAAACTAAATTATATGAACTAGTAAATGACGGAGTACCTAGTGCTGTAATTTTCTTGTGTAAGACAAAGTTTAAGAACAGAGGTTACATTGAAAGACAGGAGATCACAGGACTAGACGGTAAAAATTTAGATATAAACATTGAGGTCGTCTATCCAACTAAAAACAACTAAGGTATTTGAACACCTAGATACTAGCAATAAGCGTATTATTGTAGAGCAGGGTGGTACTCGATCAGGTAAAACTTACAACATACTTATTTGGATTATATTTAAGTATTGTATGATCAATAATAATAAGATCGTAACAATATGTAGAAAACACGGACCGAGTTTACGTGGATCTAGTATGCGTGACTTCTTTACGCTGTTAGAGAATCATAATTTATATAGTGAAGAATTACACAGTAAGAGTTTAAATGAATATAAATTAAATAATAACCTTATAGAGTTTGTAAGCTTAGATGAACCTATGAAGGTGAGAGGTAGAAAAAGAGATCTACTATTTATTAATGAAGGTAATGAGTTAACAAAGGAAGATTTTTTTCAATTAAACATAAGAACTACAGATAGAATAATAATTGACTATAACCCTAGTGATGAGTACCATTGGATATATGACGATATAATAGAACGTGAGGATTGTGATTTTCATATTACTACATACTTAGATAATCCGTTTTTGGATCCAGTACTAATTGAAGAAATAGAACGTCTTAAAAATACAGATGAGTTATACTGGCAGATCTATGGTAAAGGACAAAGAGGAAGTAGCAAAGCTATCATATTCACACATCAGCTGTGCAACACGATACCTGAAGACGCAAAGTTTATATCTTATGGACTAGATTACGGTTATAGTAATGATCCTACAGCAATGGTAGGTATATGGTTAAAAGATCATAACATATACATAAAAGAATACTTATATAGAACTATGATGACAGCTAGAGATATACATAATGCGTTCAAAGATATAGGTATAAACAGAGAAATGATATTTGGCGATTCAGCAGAGCCTAGATTAAATGATGAACTTAGACGTATGGGTTGGAATGTAAGACCTAGTATAAAAGGTAGAGATAGTGTAAACGCAGGAATAGATCTACTTAAACGATATAAGCTAAACATACTACAAGACAGCGATAATGCTATCCAAGAATTTAGAAACTACAAATGGATAGAAGATAGATCAGGTAAATTGACTAACGTTCCTGAAGATAAAAACAATCATATAATAGACGCTGTTAGATATGGTACATATAGTATCATAAGCAAACCTACATTTGGAAAGTATACAGTTATGTAAAAAATAAATTTGGTAGATTCGTAGATATTTATTAACTTTATTTCATAATAAACAATAAATATGAAAATGAATACAAATAATTACTATACATTCACAGAAGAATCTATTATAGATGAATTTGAAAGATGTTTTCTATGGGAAATAGAATCACAACTTAATTGGAAATTTAATGATCGCATTAAAGATATGGAAATTGCCTTTAACGAAGACAATCACCTTATTCACGAAATAGTGCACGAGTTAATTGATCAATCCCAGTATGTAATATACACTGGTCAAGCACAACAAGTAGTAGAGCAATTTAATTACTTTACACCTTTTTGTGTATCTGACACTACTGGCGAGAGATTTAGAAATTGGAGTCATTGTGCTTACGATAACATTTATAAAGCACTTTATGACAATTTAGATTTCGAAGAAATAGTAGCTAGGTTTCTAGCACGTGAAAGATCTAAACAGATATACACAAACAACAAACCATTTTAATAATGAGCAAAACAAAAACAAATACTGTGGCACCTGATTGGTTTGACGGTGTCATTTACGATGAAGGTGCAGAGGTTGTAAATCAATTCTCTGGACTTTGCTATACATTGAATAACGTAGAACTTAGTATTTACGATTACGCAATGGGTTGCCAAATGACGAGCAACTGGAAAGGCTTAAGAAAATGCCTAGATTGGTTTAGAGAGAATAACGCTAAAGCATATTTAGTATTACTAGATTAGATATGATAGCAGATTTTATAATAAAAAAACTAGATCAATATGAAGCTGCAGGTTTGACACAAGATCAAGCTATAAGACAAGTGCAAAAGAGTATAAAATTAGATAAAAATGTATTACGTAGAATATGGAAGCTACACAAGACGATAAGATAAAATCATACAGAGAAACTATGTTAGCATTAACAGTAGTATATTGTCATTATGACTATAACTTTGTAAAGAAACTTGACGCTTCGCAACTAGAAGATCTATTCGTACAAGACGCAATACAATATCCTGAAAAACACAAAGCATATGAAATAAATAAAGAGAACATAAATTTTGAGGTAATAAAAGAACAAATTACATCTACATAATATTCTTTTTTCTGAATATTTTTCATATTAATTGGTTTATTACTATAGGGAGTTCGTAGATGGCTCCCTTTTTTTATTGAAAAAAAAACAGTAATTTGCTATTATATATTTATGAAACTTTCGATCAACGTACCAACAGAACTAAATGAATTGACACTCGGTCAGTATCAGAAGTTTATAAAGGTGCAAAAAGATAATGGTGACGGTATTTTTGTAGCACAGAAAATGATTGAAATATTTTGTGGCATAGATCTTAAAGACACATTTAAAATAAAGATCAACGATATAAATGAGATCGTAGGAATACTAAACGACTTATTAGAAACTAAACCTGATCTTATAAATACATTTAAACTTAACAATACAGAATACGGTTTCATACCAGTATTAGAAGATATATCATTAGGTGAGTACATAGATATAGAAACGTATATGCAAAATTGGCAAGATATGCACAGAGCGATGACAGTACTATATAGACCTATAAAGCTAAAGCATAAAGACAAGTATGATATTGTAGAGTATGAAGCATTAGAAAGTGAGGTTATGAAAGATATGCCGTTAGACGTAGCATTTAGTTCGGTGGTTTTTTTTTACAATTTAGGAATCGAATTGTCGAGCAATATGATGGACTATTTAACGGAGCAACAGATGACCAACCTTATGGAAGGAAAAATCAATTCCACAAAAGGTGGGGGTGGTATACAAGCATTTACGAACTCGCTCAAGGAGATATTACACGATTTGAAGATATCACCAAAGAGAGATTATTAAAGTCGTTAAATGTTTTATTATATATTAAAGAAAAAGGTGAAGTACAACAAGCAGAATTAAAATCAAATGCAAGGAAACGCAGCAGCTAGAGCATATTATTTATTAAGTGAAGCATTAGAAAGCTCACTATTAGGAAACAGCGTTACAAAGACAGTAACAATAGGTGACATATCAGACATAGATCTAGGCAAACAAACAATTTTTCCGTTAGCACACTTTATTGTTAATAGTGTAACATCTACAGAACAAACATTATTATTTAATGTAACAGTATTAGTAATGGATATAAAAGACAGCAGTAATATTGTAGCAGAAGATATATTTAGAAAAAACACAGACGAACAAGACATATTGAACACACAATTAAGAGTATTGAATCTATTAATACAAAAATTAAGATTTGGGGATCTTAGCGAAACTGGATATAAATTAACAAACGATCCTAGCTGTGAGCCTTTTGTAGATAGATTTGAAAATAACTTAGCAGGGTGGAATGCAGATCTAGAAATAGAAATGCCAAATGATCTTTACGTATGTTAGTATATTCAGATAAGTTAAACGAAAGGTTAGAAGAATTTTTTAAAGCTGTTAAGAAACAAGCTAGACAGAATCTTAGTAAGGGTACAAAACTACAACGTAAAAGAAGACCTATAAACAACACTAAGAAACTTTACAACAGTATAAAATATCAAAAGTTATTTGAGAATAAAGACGGTATAGCTTATGGTTTATTTATGCAGGATTATGGTGATTACATAGATAGTGGTGTTAGAGGTACAAAAAGTAACTATAGAGTAAACAAGAACACACCATTTAAGTTTAAGAATATGCCACCAAGTTCTGCGTTAGGTGGGTGGGCAAAAGCAAAGAACATAAGATTTAGAGATATAAAAGGTAGATATACAAAAGGTACATATAAGCAGATAGGTTATGTACTAGCAAGATCTATATTTGAGAAAGGTATAAGAGCAAACAATTTTTTTACAATACCTTTTGTTAATGAGTTCAAAAAATTACCACAAGATCTACAAAACATATTTAGTGATGAAATGATAATTGATATGATTGACAGTATGGTAGAAGCAGGTTTAATAAAAGATATATAATGGCAACAATATTATTAAGAAGTCCTTACTACGAAACACAGAGTGACGCATACAGTAGTCCTAACGTTGCAAAAAGTGCAACACTAACACTTACGGTCAATGGAACACAAATAACGCAAATGAGCAAAGATACTGTGCTGTCAGGTACCAGTGGACAAGAAACTGGAACTGTTAGTTTTGAGATAGCTGATATTTGTAGAGATTATTTAGACATAACATTTAACAATGTATATACTGGTCAACTTATAACTATTGGTGGATCTATACAATTTAAGAGTGCAACTGTAGATGAAATAAACACAGGAAGTGCTGTAACGAATATGACATCATACGCAATATCGCATATTGGTATTGACGGTTACTATGAATTTATGGAAGGTTTAGGAACTGGACAGAATAGTGCAAAAGTTATAACTGGTACACCTATAATGCAAGACAATGTAAACTTATATGTGCCTAATGACACGGCAGGACAAATACCATATTGGGACGGATCTACTATAGTTTATCAGGGTTTTTCATCAACAGCTACTAATGCAAACGTTACTGGAACAGCAGTAACAATAAACAGAGCGTGTAATAAACATACAGCTTACAAAGTAACATTCGTGAACAAATACGGTGCATTTGAAGATTTATACTTTAACGGAAGAACTATTGAGAGCGTAAACATTAAAAAAACTACATTTAAAAGAAGTATTGCAAATAGCAGTATGGAGTATAGTAAACAAAAGCATAGTATAAAACAATACAATACATTAGCAAATGAAAAAATCATACTCAATAGCCCACCTATGAGTTATGATACAGTTAATGAATCTATAAAACAATTATTAGTAAGTGAGCAGGTATGGATATATAAGGATAGTCAAACAATACCTATTAACATAACTGATACACAACAACAATATAAAACTGGACTAGGTGATAAAGTCATACAATACACAATAACAGCAGAGTATGCTTTTGACTACATTAGCAATATAAGATAATGAACAATATAGAGTTATACGTTAAAGGATCTAGTGATACAAATTATACTAGGTTAGATTTATTTAAAGATGAAACAATATCTCTAACGCAGACAATACAGAATGTAAAAGATCCTGCAAAAGTTTACACAAATTTTAGTAAAAGTTTTAGTTTACCTGCGAGTAAAACAAACAATAAGTTTTTTAAGCATTATCATAATTTCTTACAATCGTTAGATTATAGTTATGACGCTAGAAAAAAAACTACAGCAAAAATAGAATTAAACAGTTATCCGTTTCAAAAAGGTAAAATAAGATTAGAAGGTGTAGATCTTAAAAATGGTAGACCTGATAGA